TCTAGTAGTTCAGCCAATACAACCAATAGTGGCAATAGCTCGACTAGTTCTGAAACAATTATTTCTCCTAACTCAAAGGCGGAAAGTCAATTACAAGGAGAAATTGCAAAAGAAAACAGCTTTCAATTATCGAATTTTAATAGAGGTGAAGCTGATATAACAGCGACAAACGATTCTATTACTGCTGGGCAAAGATATACACAAAGACTCACGCCACATATGCGGGAAAAACCTACATCCATTGCTAGAGCTGAAAGAGCTGGGGCAAGAGCAGCATATAGAACAAGAGTAAACAGTAAACAATTTAGCCGAGATGAAGCTAAAAAGATCTACCAAACAAGCCAAGCAACACCAACAACTAAGAAACAGCAACTCCTAGAAGATAAAAAAAATAACCAAGGCACGAATTGAAAAAAATAATACAATGGCTTACAGGTGGCGTTATCAAAGAAGTTGGTAGCGTCATCGATAAGCTTACTACTACGGAAGAAGAAAAACTGCTAATTAAAAAGCAAATCCAAGAAATAATGGAGAAAGCTAATAATGACGCAGATGCCCAAATAACAAGGCGGTGGGAAAGCGATATGAAATCAGATTCATGGCTTTCTAAAAACACTAGACCTATGGCTTTAATATTCTTATCTTTTATGGCTATAGCTTTTATATGGGTTGATAGTCATCACGAGATATCTTTTACTGTAGAGCAAGAATGGATTGGATTATTAAAACAGTTACTTACAACTGTTTATATAGCTTATTTTGGATCACGAGGGGTGGAAAAATTCAAATCTATAAGTAATAATAAATAGTAAGAGTATTAATCAAATAAAATTAAATAAAATGAAAAAACTAATATTATCATTGGCTTTTCTTTTTTCTGTCTTTGTTTATTCACAAGATAGAAAACAATTTGCTGGAGTATGGCAAGATATTAATAACGAAGAAAATGTTTTAGTCGTGTATCACAATAAAATTATTAAATCTTTAAAATTCTGGAATTTTAGATTAAACAAAGAGTTTAATATTAAAGAGAGTTTTTTATATGAAAAAGATGGTTTAGTCAAAACAGAGTATGAAGACAATATTAATAACGTCAAATTTCTTAACGAGTACAAGTTGGATAATAATATATTAACAAAGGAAGCTAACGGTATGCTTCAACAATTCATTAAATTAAATTAAATCAAGATGACTAAAGTAAAAGACATTAAAAAAGTAAACGAAGAAGAGTTAAAGGTAATTCAAGATCAACAAAAAAACTACCAACAAATAGTAGAGCAGTTAGGTTTAGCTGATGTTAGGAAACATGCTTTATTAGCGCAATTGGATTTGTTAGTACCAAACATTGAAGAAACTAAAAAAGCTCTTGAAGGTAAATATGGAAACATAAATATCAACGTATCAGATGGCACTTTCGATGAAATAAAATCTGAGGAATAATGGACAACGTAATAAGAAAAATAAGTATAGGTTCGGACTATAAAAACGATGCTATGCACTATTCAGTTGGACAGGTTGTCTATGGTGGTCATGAAATCGCTTATATAACGTATGACCTAGAAAGTAATTCTTATAACATACATATTAAAAAAAACAATGAGGTATTGCCATGGAAGAGATTTAACTCTAACATGGCTATATCTATTGAGTATGATTTGGAATATTAATGAAAAGTGTTTATGACTTTATAATTGAACCGCTAGGTGAAACTTATAATAACAAAAAAAACGTAGCTGGTAAAGAGCTAGTGTTAAATACTAAAATAGAGAACTACAAGTTTATAAACAACGTAGCGAGAGTACTAGAAACACCTTTGGCTTATGATACACCTATAAATAAAGGTGATTTAATATTAATACATCATAATGTTTTTAGAACTTTTTATGACGTAAAAGGTGTAAAGAAAAAATCTAGATCTTATTTTAAAGATGATAGCTACTTCTGTGCTTTAGATCAAATATATCTTTACAACCCTGGTGGTAAATGGAAATCAATAAACGATAGGTGCTTTATAAAACCCTTAGAATCTAAAGACTCACTAAGAACTGATAAAGAGCAAAAGCTTGTTGGTATATTAAAAATAGGTAATAGCTTCTTAGAAGAGCTAGGAATAAACGAGGGAGACTGCGTTGGCTATACTCCTTACGGGGAATATGATTTCGTGGTAAATGAAGAGCGTTTATATTGTATGAAATCAAATGATATTGTAATTAAATATGGAAGTAAAAAAAACCAAACAGAATATAATCCAAGCTGGGCAAATAGCGGTTGAAGAATTAATCAAAGTCGCTAAAGAGCCCATTATAGATTTTGGCCCTGACATATCTGCGGATAGATTAAAAAATGCTGCAGCTACAAAAAAGTTAGCTATATTTGACGCATTCGAGATATTACAAAGAATTCAAGAAGAAGAAAATATTATAAACGAAATACCTAAAGAAGTTAAAGAGGAAAAGTCTTTTAAAGGTTTTGCTGAAGGAAGATCTAAGAAATAATGTATCAACAAGACTTATATAGAGTATTAAAAAACCACGTTAAACCTAAAGTTCTTAAACGAATGAATAGGTATAATAAGTGGGAATATGGATATAACGAAGACCATGACATGGTGGTTATATCTAAGACAGGTAAGGTGGGTGAGATATATGAAATTCAAAACCTCAAGATAGCACTGCCAGAGAAACCTGAAATTGTTGAAAATTTAGGCGATAATAAGTGGGAAAGAAAACAACTGCCATTAGATTTTAAAAAAATAAAAACAATATTTGATTGGGAAGGTTATCCACCAGATTTTAAAGAAAAATGGTATGATTACATTGATAAAGAGTTTGTGTATAGGGAAGAGGGTTTTTGGTTTATTAACCAAAACAATCCTACTTATATTACTGGTACTCACTACATGTACTTGCAGTGGTCCAAAATTGATGTTGGGAAGCCAGACTTTAGAGAAGCAAACAGATTATTCTTTATATTCTGGGAGGCTTCAAAAGCAGACAACAGGTGTTATGGAATGTGTTATCTTAAGAACCGTCGTAGCGGGTTCTCATTTATGTCCTCAGCTGAAGCGGTCAACCTTGCTACAATTTCAACGGATTCACGGTACGGAATATTGTCCAAATCTGGATCGGATGCAAAGACTATGTTCACAGATAAGGTGGTTCCAATTTCGGTCAACTATCCATTCTTCTTTAAACCGATCCAAGACGGTATGGACAGGCCAAAAACCGAGCTCGCCTATAGAGTCCCTGCCTCCAAGTTTACCCGTAAAAAACTGGAAGCCAATGAAAAAACTCAAGAAATCACAGGCCTTGATACAACTATCGATTGGAAGAACACAGGTGATAACGCCTACGACGGTGAGAAACTCAAACTCCTCGTCCACGATGAAAGCGGTAAATGGGAAAGGCCAAACAACATCCTTAACAACTGGAGGGTTACAAAGACAACGTTAAGATTAGGTTCTAGGATTATTGGTAAATGTATGATGGGATCAACATCAAATGCTTTAGATAAAGGAGGGGATAATTATAAAAAATTATACTATGATTCAAACGTTAAAGAAAGAAACGCCAATGGACAGACTCGCTCAGGACTCTATTCTTTGTTCATACCTATGGAATGGAACTACGAAGGATACATTGACTCTCATGGCATACCTGTATTCGATACACCGAAAACCACAGTAGAAGATCCGCATGGTACTAAAATAAAGCAGGGTGTTATAGAATATTGGCAAAACGAAGTTAATGGATTAAAAGGCGACCAAGATGCTTTAAATGAATTTTATAGACAATTTCCAAGAACCGAAGAGCACGCTTTTAGAGATGAAGCAAAGTCATCTTTATTTAATCTAACTAAGATATACGAGCAAATAGATTATAACGGGGATGTAGGTAAGACAAAGCTAGTCACAAGAGGTAATTTTATGTGGGAAGGTGGAGTAAAAGATACGAAGGTTATATTTGCACCTAATACTAATGGAAAGTTCTATATAACGTGGGTACCTGATATACATCAGCAGAATCAAGTTATAATAAAAAGAGGTATAAAATATCCAGCTAATGATCACATGGGTGCTTTTGGATGTGATCCGTATGATATATCCGGCACAGTAGATGGTAGAGGTTCTAATGGTTCTCTACATGGTTTAACTAAGTTTAGTATGGATAACCATCCAGCTAATCATTTCTTTTTAGAATACATAGCTAGACCTCAGACAGCTGAAATGTTTTTTGAAGACGTACTTATGGCCTGTGTATTTTATGGTATGCCAATACTAGCTGAAAATAATAAACCTAGGTTACTTTATCATTTTAAAAGAAGAGGTTACAGGGGTTACGCTATGAACAGACCTGACAAGTTAAAACTATCTGTGACGGAAAGAGAAATAGGTGGAATACCTAATTCAAGCGAAGACATAAAACAAGCTCATGCATCAGCTATAGAATCTTATATAGAAGACTTCGTAGGTTTAAGATCTACAGGAGATTACGGAGATGTGTATCTTCAAAGAACTTTAGATGATTGGTCTAAGTTTAACATAAACAACAGAACAAAGCACGATGCTTCTATTAGTTCTGGGTTAGCTTTAATGGCTTGTAATAAAAACAAATACAGACCAACGCCAATAAACGTAGTGAAAAGCTATAATTTAGGTTTTAAGAGATACAATAACAAGGGAACAATATCAAAAATAATTGAATAAATGAAAATGTATACTAACTCAAATAGCGCCTTTCCAAGTCAGGTAGTACCGGATGCAGAAAAAGCCTCGTGGGAATATGGTTCGCAGGTAGCGCAGGCTATTGAGACAGAATGGTTTAATCAAGGAAGAACTAGTGGTAATAGATATCTTACTAGTTTTAATAATTTTCATCATTTAAGATTATACGCTAGAGGAGAGCAACCTGTTCAAAAATACAAAGACGAACTATCTATAAACGGCGACTTGAGTTACTTAAACTTAGACTGGAAGCCAGTTCCTATTTTGTCTAAGTTCGTAGACATAGTTGTTAATGGTGTGTCTAGTAAAGAATACGACATTAAAGCTTATTCTCAAGATCCTGAGTCTGTAAAAAAAAGAACTATGTATGCAACTGCTGTTGCTGAAGATATGTTTGCTAGAGAACAAATGGAAGCAGCTCAAAAAACTTTAGGTATAGATTTACAAAGAAGTTCATTACCGCCAGATGAAATACCTAAAACTCAGGAGGAGTTAGAATTGCATTTACAATTAAGTTACAAACAATCAATAGAGATTGCAGAAGAGGAAGCTATAACAACTACATTAGCTAAGAATAAATGGGAATTAACTAAACGTAGATTAAACGAAGATTTAGTAGTTTGTGGTATTTCTTGTGCTAAGACAAGTTTTAATACAGCAAATGGTATAACTTTAGATTACGTTGATCCAGCTTATTTAATTTACTCATACACTGAAGATCCTAATTTTCAAGATATATATTACGTAGGTGAGGTGAAGTCAATAACTATACCTGAGTTAAAAAAACAATTTCCAGATATTTCAGAAGAGGAACTACAAAGAATTCAAGAAATGCCTGGCAACAAGCAGTATATAACTGGCTGGGGTAACTACGATAACAACACCGTTCAGGTTATGTATTTTGAATACAAAACTTATATGAACCAGGTTTTTAAGTTAAAAAGAACTGAGAATGGTTTAGAAAAAATCATAGAAAAAACAGACGAATTCAATCCTCCACCTAATGATGGGTTTGAAAGAGTAAGTAGATCGATAGAAGTTTTATACACTGGCGCTAAGGTATTAGGAACAAATACTATGCTTAAGTGGCAATTAGCAGAGAACATGACTAGACCAGCAGCAGACACTACTAAGGTAGAAATGAACTATGCTATTGTTGCGCCTAGAATGTATAAAGGTAGAATAGAATCTATTGTAAGCAGGTGTACAGGTTTTGCAGACATGATACAGTTAACACATTTAAAAATGCAACAGGTGTTATCTAGAATGGTTCCAGATGGAGTATTCTTAGATATGGACGGATTAGCTGAGGTTGATCTAGGTAATGGTACAAACTATAATCCAGCAGAAGCATTAAACATGTATTTCCAAACAGGTTCTATAGTTGGTAGATCACTTACGCAGGATGGAGATCCTAACAGAGGTAGAATTCCAATACAAGAATTACAATCATCAGCTAGTGGTCAAAAATTAGCTGCTTTAATTCAAACGTATCAATACTACTTACAAATGATACGTGACGTAACAGGGCTTAATGAAGCTAGAGACGGCAGCTTGCCAGACAAAGACGCTTTAGTTGGTCTTGCGAAAATGGCCGCTAATCAATCAAACATAGCTACTAAACATATAAATCAAGGTAGTTTATATATTGCTTTGAGAATATGTGAAAACATTTCTTTAAAGATAGCAGACGTATTAAGATTTCCTTTAACAGCAAATGCTTTAATAGAAAGTATATCCGTTTATAATGTAGAAACTCTTAGGGAAATATCAAACTTAAATTTACACGATTTTGGTATATTTTTAGAATTAGAACCTGATGATGAAGAGAAAGCAGCTTTAGAGCAAAACATACAAATAGCTCTACAATCTGGTGGCATAGATTTAGAAGATGCTATAGACATACGTCAAATAAAAAACCTTAAACTTGCTAATCAATTATTAAAGCAAAGACGTAAGAAAAAGATAGAGAGAGAACAAAACCAACAGCAAGCTATGATAGCTGCTCAAGGAGAAGCTCAATCAAAAACAGCAGAGCAAACGGCACTAGTAGAAACACAAAAGCAACAATCTTTAACTTCTCAGAAAGTAAGTATAGAACAAGCTAAGTCTCAATTTGAAATACAAAGAATGCAAACAGAAATGCAACTAAAAGCTCAACTAATGCAGCAAGACTTTGGATATCAAATGCAATTGGCACAAGTAAAAACTGGAGCAGAAGGCTCTAAAGAAAGTGAAATAGAAAATCGTAAAGACAAGAGACTGAAAATGCAAGGTACTCAACAGAGTAAATTAATTCAACAACGTCAAAACGATTCTAACCCTGTAGATTTTGAAACATCAGGAGGAAGTGA